GCCGTTATCGGGTATGCGTTATGCGTGGACACAAAACGCCCGCAAAATATTCCCGTTCGTACCAAGCAAGGCAGCCAACGGGGTCAAGATGCGGTTTGACACTCGACGTAACGCCGTCGGCGTAATTTTGATTGAACAAAAAGATGTTGCGGCGGCCGTGTTTGAGACAGCAGGGCGCGCGAACGCAAACAAGTTAGGTAATGCGCTTGGGTTTGTTGGCGCTGGTCGCACTCGACTGATCGGGCCTGCCGTGTATAAAGCGCGTCGCGGTATCGAGGCCGAGATGACAAAGATGATTGCTAAAACTATGCGTACCGTGCAAAGCGAGTTGTAGACATGGCACTATCTATACCTATTGTCAGCGAATTTGACGGCAAAGGCATTGACAAAGCAATCAAAGAATTTAAGCAGTTAGAAACCGTTGGCGAAAAAGCACAGTTTGCAATTAAAAAGGCGGCTGTGCCGGCAGCGGCGGCGTTGACGGCGGTTGCGGGTGCGTTGGGGTTGGCGGCTAAAGCAGCAGCCGAAGATGAGCAACAGCAAGCAATTTTGGCAAACACGATGCAAAATGTTGTTGGCGCTACTGATGCGACTGTTGCGGCGACTGAGGACATGATTGCAGCGATGTCGAGGGCAACGGGTACAGCTGATAGTGAATTGCGACCAGCGTTCGCCGCGTTGCTTGTTGGTACTAAAGATGTTGGTCAAGCAACCGAAGCGTTAACACTTGCTCAAGACGTATCGACTGCCACGGGTTTAAGTTTGGCGACGGTCAGCGACGCGTTAAGCAAAGCGTATGCAGGCAACATGAAAGGGCTACGTGCGTTATCGCCTGAAATGGCTGGGCTAATCAAAGAGGGCGCGTCGCTCGATGTTGTGATGATGGCGTTAAACGATAATTTTGGTGGCGCGGCCGCACGATCAGCAGAAACCGCAGCAGGCAAATTTAAGATACTAAAAAACAGTTTGGCTGAAACACAAGAGAGCATTGGTGCGGCGTTGCTACCCGTGTTGCAAAAAGTGTTGCCATATTTGCAGGCAATGGCTGACTGGGCGCAACGCAACCCTAAAGCGTTTATGATTATTGCGGGCGCTATATCGGCAGTCGCAGCCGCGATTGTCGCGGTAAATATCGCTATGGCGTTAAACCCTTTTGGTTTAATTGCGGTCGGTATTGCAGCGTTAATAACTGGTTTGACTATTGCTTACACAAAATTTGAAACGTTTAGAAACGGCGTGAATTTTGTATTAAATAGTTTAATTGCTGGTTTTGAAATGGTCGCTAATGCGCACGTACGAATGACTAACAAAATTATTGACGGAATGAATTTGATCAACCCGTTTAAAGACATACCAAAAATGTCTGAAATTAGCCTCGGTCGTGTAGGCGGCGGCGGTGGCGGTGCAACACCTGTTACGACCGATACACGCACGGCTGACCGTATGGCTCGAGAAGCAGGCGCAACAATGCCGGGTTTGGTGTCGCCGATCGTTGGCGGCGGTGGCGGCGGCGGTGGGTCGACTGGTGGTGGTGGTGGCGGTGTTGGTGGCGGCGGCGACCTAGTAACTATTCAAGGCGCGCTGACCGAATTTGGTATGGCTGAACGTATCGCAGCGCGTGGCGCGTCGCCCGTAACAATTAACGTGACGGGCGGTATGTCGACTAGCGCCGAGATCGGACAAAGCGTGTTAAACAGTTTGCTTGCTTACCAGCGCACTAACGGCCCACTTGATTTAATGATTGCGGACTAATGGCAGGCGTAGCAGTTGTCGCAAGTGGCAACTATGACCTTGAGATTGACACGGGGTTTGTTCAAGACGCGTTTTTGCTTGACTCAGCAACCGCAGGTGTACTTGACAACACTCAATACGTGCTTGACGGTACGACCGAGTTTGCGAGTGTGCTTGACGGCGTAAACCAAGTCAACGTCAGGCGCGGCCGACGCGATCAAGGCGACCAATTTAGTGCAGGCACAATGACATTCACCATGCTTGATACGGACGGTATTTTTATGCCGTTTGATGAAAACAGCCCGTACTACGACACGGCTGAGGCTAAACCGGGTTTAGCGCCTATGCGTCGAGTGCGGTTATCTCGATACAGCGCAACGAACGTCAAAGAATATTTATTTGTCGGCAGGATCGTAAATTTTGATTACAATTTTGCGCTTGGCGGTTTAGATACGGTGACGGTTTATTGTGCAGACGATTTTTATTTGTTGGCACAAACATATATTGACGGGTTCAACCCAGTTGAGCAATTGTCTAGCGCTCGACTAACGGCAATTCTTAACCGACCCGAAGTCGACTATCCAGCAACAACACGCAACATTTCAACGGGAACTCAAACACTTGGCGGTAGTGCGGCGTTCACTATTCCGCAATCAACTAACGTGTTGGGTTATTGCTCAAAAATCAACGAAGCCGAGCAAGGCAGGTTATTTATATCCCGTGACGGCGATCTGACATTTCAGCCGCGTGTAGGCATAACGCTTGACCCGTCGGTAGCCGATTTTAGTGAACTGGGCGCTGACATACCGTACAACGGGCTAGGCATAACATTTGAAGCAGACGGTGTAACCAATCGAGCGGTCGTACAAATACTTGGCAATACGACGGCGCAAGTCGCCGACGACGCAGGTAGCCAAGCGTTGTACTTTATACAAACCAAAAGCATTACCGACAGTTTGTTGCACAGCGACGCGGCCGCATTAGTACTAGCCACATATTTGCTTGACCCTGAACCCGAGCCGAGGTTTACGTCGCTCAACACGGCATTTGCAATGATGAGCAGCGCCGAACGCGACACGGTAGCCGTGATCGACATAGGTGACACGATCACCATTGAAAAATCGTTTGCGCCCGGCACTAACCCAGCGTCGTTAGCCCAAGAACTAAGCGTCGAGGGCATAGAACACTCAATCAACGTAAACAACGGTCATATTGTCACCTATTACACGTCGCCAACGACGGTCGTTTACGAAGTGATACTTGACGACCCGACGTACGGTATCCTGACGGCAGACAACGCGTTAGGTTAAAGTAGGCAATTATGGGCGCAAACGCACAGACATCAGTACCAACATTTACAGCAGGCGAAATTTTGACCGCCGCAAATATGAATATAAGCGCTCGAACTGGTATTCCAGTTTTTGCTACAAGTACAACGCGCGACGCTGCGTTTGGTGGCACGGGTGAAAAAACGCTTGCCGAAGGTCAATTTGCGTATCTTGAGGACAGCAACACCACGCAATATTATGACGGGTCAGCGTGGCAGTCCGTAGGCGGTTCAAGTGGTTTGACTTTTATTACGGGCGCAAGTTTTACGACTGCTGCAACTGTAAGTTTTGCGTCAGGCGTGTTTACTTCTACTTACAAAAATTATTTGGTGCAGTTAAATATTACGGCGGCTAGCACAGGTCAAGTTTTAAGTTTGCGAGTAAATAACGCAGGTACGCCTCGAACCGCAGCAAATTATTATGGAGTAAAACAAGATGTAAATACTGCCGGAGCCGCTACTAACACCGGATCAATTGGCACAACTTCTTTAAATTTTGCTGCCGTACAAAACACATTTCCAAATTCTGGCTACACAATTACCGTTTACAATCCAACAGACGCAACAAAATCAACAACACTTGCATATTACGGTTTAGGCACAGAACAAGGTTTATCTTCAATTGCAACTACAAACGGCGGTTGTTTATATGACGCAAACGAAGCAAACGACGGTCTAACTTTTTTTGTTAGCGGCACAATCACAGGGTTTTATCGTGTATATGGATTATCAGAAAGTTAGCAAACTATGACAAAACCACAAATACAAATCGGAAACACAATACGCGAAATGGACGACGCAGAATACGCACAATGGCAAGCCGACAAAATTGAAGCCGAAGCACAAGCCGAAGCACAAGTTGTTAAAGCCGAAGCCAAAGCCAGCGCACTAGCAAAACTTGGATTAACCGCAGATGAAGCCGCCGCACTATTTGGCTAGTTTGGCGTTACTAATCGTGTTAAGCGCTTGCGAAACCACACGCGACAACACACTTACAGTCAAATCACGCGTAAAAAACATGACGCTTAACAACTGCAACGTACCTGATCGTTGCGGTATGACACCATGACCCGGCACAGATACACACCAAACGAGTTACACGCTCGAATGGTCGTAACGGTCGGCGTATTGCTGGCAGTCGTATTTGCCGTAGTTGTAATTGGTTTTGTGTACGGCCTGTTATTTATATCGCAACCTATGGAACAAGCACCAAACGACAAAGAATTTATTTCACTCATGGCAACGATCGTCACGTTTTTGTCAGGCACGTTGGCTGGCATTGTTGCGTCAAACGGCATAAAAAACAAAGCAAAATCTGATGCCGAATAGACCGTACACAATTACGCAACAACCAGTTGTTAAAGCGGCGTTGGCTGGTACAACCGAATGGGCGAAACTTTGTTGCCAACACAGCAACGGCAGTTTGTGGAATAACGGCACATTTGTTAACCGCGACATACGCAACCGACCCGGCACGATCAGCAATCACGCTCGAGGGCTGGCAATGGACTTGTCGTACCGTTGGCTTAACCAAAAAAAGTTAGGCAAACAAGACGGCCGCAAAGCGTCACTAGCGTTCATCGTTAAATGTTTAGAGAACGCCGATCACTTGGGCATACAACTTGTGATCGACTACGCGTTGCAACGGTCATGGAAATGCGATCGCGGTACATGGCAACCATTACCGTCAGTCGAGCAGGGCGACTGGTATCACATCGAGATTGACCCGCACGTAGCCAACGACGCAATGATCGCAAAACAGCGCTGGATAACGGTTTTCGGGGTATTCCCCACATCGCCACCAAAACCCGTCTAGGGTTATAGACCTACCGAGAAAGTAGGTCACTTATGACACTCATTACCAAACTTGCCGTATCGCTATTTATTAGCGTCACGTCAATATTCGTACTACACAAACCCCCAGCACCAACACCGGCAGAACTACGCCCAGCGCCAATAACCGTATGGCAAGGTTTAGAGCCTGCAGCGCCTGTACCGCCGACCACGGTTGTTACTACGCCTATAACGCAACCTGATGCGTGTCAGACGGTGTTTGACATGGCTCGACACGTCGGCTGGGCTGAACAAGACCTAACCCAACTGGTTGCGGTTGCGTATCGTGAGAGCCGTTGCCAGCCTGACGCGTTCAACCCGCGTGACCCTAACGGCGGGTCAAACGGCGTTATGCAGATCAACCAGTTTTGGTGTAAACCGTCAAAGTATTACGCAAACGGCTACTTGCAGGCCTACGGCTTGATACGCACTTGCGACGACCTATTTGACTTAGAGGACAATTTACGGTCAGCGTTAGCGATCTTTAGATACTCGAATGGTTGGCGCGCATGGTCACTCTAAAACACCTATTCCTTGCAAGTCTGTTAACCGCGTACACGTACCTGATAATGTCAGTCACCAACAAACGAAAGGCTAAAGATGACCGAGAACATCAAGTCAAAAACAAATAAAAAAACATCAGCCCGTTATGCGTTATTTAATAACAGCACAATGTCAATTGATCAAGTATGCGAAATACTTGGCATCTCACGAAGTACGGCATATAGCGCAATCAAAAGGACTGGTTTTGTAATTGAAGGTGTGCCAATTTTACGCATTGGCGATCGACTTTTAATGTCGGCCTATTTGTTACGAGAAATATTAGGAATACAAAACCCACAAGAAACGAAAGGCAAGAGATGACCGAGAACATCGACCCGAGAACTGACCCACAGTTCAAAGCACTAATGCAAGTGATGAACGACATCACACAAAACAAAGTGCCGATCTACAACCCGTGGGAATTGGCGGCGCGTAGCACGTTACGCAAAATCCAACACGAAATTGACGACCGCAACGCACTAGACGACGGCGAGTTAATCGACATGCTAAACCAAACACGCATCGAAATTAAATACTTGTTAAGCATCATTAACGATCTGCACGAACGCGTCAAAGAGCGCGACATCGAGATCGGTATTAAACAACTGCGCTTGAACGAGAACGAGGTAGAAATACAGCGTTTAGAAAACATGGTGCATCGTGCTAACTAAACACGACAAAAACCGTATGCGTATCGCAATGGCCGAAAGCCAAGCCAGCGCAAACGCCAAATGGACACCCGAACAACAAGACCGTGTCGATGCGGCGATACGCAAAATGGCAC